TTGACTTACTTACACGCGATCCATCAGCAATTCGGCTTGCGACATTGCGTGACTGCAATGTGCCTGCCTTTGCCTGAATCTTGCCCTGTAAATATGAGGCCAAAGCATTGGAAGAAACTTTAGCCTGGGATATGGCTTCATCGTCCATAGCCTTGAAAGCTTTGATGACTCCACGAAGATCGCTTTTATCGTAGGCGATAGCTTCATCGGTCATTTTTTGCCTCCAAAATCTCGATGGCTGTCAATACATCTTCCGCAGTCTCCCAATACTGCATCGGAATCCCCGTTGCCAAAGCTAGATCGACAAGAATTCGACCTATGCTTCCGGGTCTATGGCTTTTGGGTTTGTCTCTCCCACGGTCACTTCGACCACGGTATCGCACCAAATTTCATATGGCTTCACCGGCTTTCCAGCGTTCTCACGTTTCATTGCGTGATATGCCAGGAAAAGAAGATCGGAAATTCCGATCTTCTCTTGCGCCTGCGAAATGATGTTCCCGGTCAGTTTTTCCCACTTTGCCCACTCAGGTGGTTGCGCTGTGTAGATTTCCTGATTTCCAGCTGTGTATTCGATTGTAATTGGTAGTTTCATTTTCTCCCGATTTCTTTTTTTAGTCGAGCACCGGCGTGGTCACGCAAGTGAAGGAAAGTGATGCTGTCAATGCATCAGGTGCAGTACCGCCAAGTGCCGGGAAGATTGGCTGAACGCTGAACGCGTAAGCCACTCCTGCGACTGTAAATAAGACTGGAAGTGCTGTATTTGGTGTGGTTGCAGCTGCGTTCCAAAGAGCTTCGCACAATGATGAGACTGCGCCAAAATCTTGAAGCATTTCAACTGCGAAAGTACCCTGGGTGTCTGTGGTGTAGTAAGCCTTACCATCGAGTGTTTGATATGTGTTGATTGTTGAATCGACGGTCAGGGTTGCTGAAGTAGCTTGAGCATCATAAGTATCACCATCGATGGTGAATGTGATGTCTCTACCGGTGATGATAGTTGTCATTTTTGCTCCTAGTTGTTTTCCTGGGTGAAATAAGTCGAAACGTTCAAATCTGCAACAAGCAAATTTGATGCACCGACCGAAACGATTGACGGCCTTTGGACATCGCCGACCACGTATCCTGGGGGCATAGCTCCCAAAATGCTGATAATAAGAGCTTCTAATTGATCCAAAGCTCCTGAGTTGCTGTTGTTTGCGACGGCTGCCGTCACAACGAAATTGACTTTGACCTTAGTGACTGCGCCATTGATGAGTGTGCTTTCCAACCACGGTGAATCGGGAATAATCACACACGCCGGTGGGATTACGGCTTCGGGTGCTACTGGATATACGGATGCTGCAACGCCTGAAAGAGCTGTGGCAAGTTCCGTGCGTACATCGAGAAGGGTGGTCATTGGCATATTGAGTCCACATCATAAAATGCAGAGATAAGTCCGATGACACGATTTTGCAGTGATCGACCCATGCGAAATGGTGTCGGCGCAAAATCAACGCCTTCGATTTGACCGCCGGGTGCTGTAACGCTTTGAAAGATTTCTGTGGAGACAATAAGAATTGCAGTTTTAACTGCTGGCACACTTGCGTAAATTGCCGCAGCTGAGCCGCCATCTAGTGTGATCGTTCCTGCCGGGATACAAGGCGTGGTAATGCGATCAGCCTCATCTACGACGGCAGTGACCTGAAAGGGTCTGACGGAATGGTCACTGACTGTATATGGGCCATCGAGTCCATTACCTATCCCGGCAAGAATGACCTCTTGCCCCTGGACGAAAAAGTTTGGACGTAAAGTGTCGATGAATAAGACATCATCTGTGATGCGTGTTGCAACTACTGCACTTTGATATTGAGTGAGCATTGGCAAAATTGTTATCTCAGCCGATTCAATTATTTGGTCGAGATAAGCATCAGAGTAAAGAGAATCGGAAACGCCAAGGATGACGCGTAATTCATCCGCAGTAACGATATTAGGCATTTCCGATCCCTTCGTCTGCTCGGCCAGTTCGGGAGAGACCTGGCCGATGGTTAATTGGTGTGGATTAGTCCTTGTTGAACGCGTAAGCACCGGCAGCGATTTTTGTCGCTGTTGCGCCATACCCGTACATCAAAATTCCAATGCTTCCGTCTGAAATTATGTTAGTTCTCAATTCCAGGCGAGGGCTTTCATACCATGTGTAAGCATCGCGGTTGATGACGTACATTGAGTCATCTCCTGTGCCTGTGAGTGCTGTATCGACCCAAAGATCGATGCCGTTTACTGAACCACGTAGTGAACGTGGCTGTGCGTTACCGGCTGCGTTCTGTGGTTGTAGAGCATTGTAAATTGGTCGGCCATCAACGTTGAACGACATGATGCGTCCCCACATTGCTGGTGATACGACGATTGCATCAGCGAACTTAAATGTGTTTGAATAAACGCTAACTGCGCCATTTGAAACCCATGTAAGAAGTTCAGCTGCGGTGATGTCTGTACCGTATCCGGTTGCAGTCTTTGTTGCTCCTGCGATGATCTGTGCAGAGTTATATTCGTTTGTCGCACGTGCATATTGTGACGAAAGATTTGAAATCAACTCTGTGAAGAAAAGTGGATCGCTGCGATCTGCGAGCTCAACGGACATGACCTGTGAGCCCTTGAAGGACTTGACATCCACGTTGATGAATTCAGATTCCATAACAACTGGAGTAACTGCATCGAGTTCATCGACAACACTTACATCAGGAAGCTGAGTGATTTTTGGGATTTGAAAAACGAGTCCTGCTGTAGGCAGTGTCCCCGAAGAAATCGAATCAATTGAAGCTCTTACATTGTCTGCAAGGCCGTTTACGACTTCGCGAAGCTGACGTGTAGGAATTAAACCTGGATTGTCAGTGCTGCTTGTTGCCGCTGCAATAAATGCACGTGATTCCTCTGAACCACGCATCGCTGCGATTTTGTGCATGAGGTAGGTTTCAGGTGAAACCACTGGGTTACGTGTTGCGATGAAGTTCACTGGCTTCGCGATTGACGATGCCTGAACTGGTGCTGAAGCTTCTACCGTCTCGGCGGCAGTTGGCTCTGTGACGGTGTTTTCCACGACGTCTCCTTCTGTTGATGGTTGTGGTTGTGCTTCTGCATCATCGGATGATGATTCAGAATCTTCGGGTGCTGTTGTAGCTGCGACATTTGACACACGTGCTGAATCAAATGCAGGGTTATGCGTCAAAGCGACGCCAACCAAATCGGCTGAATTGACGATCATTGTTCCATCCTTTGCGTGATTGAAATCGATTGCGTTTGCTTCCACACTGAATCCGTCGCGAAGGCCATCCATAGCTTCCTGAATTGCATCAGTGCCGGCTGTGGTCTTTGAGATTTTGAATGTGGCTTCAATAGAATTTCCATCCGGTGAAAGTTCCATTGAAAGTGTTTTGCCGATTGGTCGAGCCGAATCGTGCTCCAAATTTAGCTTCACGTTTGCAGGTGTAAGCGATCCACGCTGAAACTGAACTTTTCCAGTCGATGCTGTAGCCGGTACGCCAAATTCAACGATTTTGCCTGTAATGGTTCGGGCTTCCGAATCTGCCGCTGTAATTGTAAATGGGGTGGTTACTTTCATGAGATTAGCTCCTCTGATTGACGAATTTCTTCAACGGTCAATGCTGGATTGCCATTTGCATCAACGATTGAATTCAAAACCTTGTAAATATTTGCACGTTCCAAATCAGAGCCGCGAAGATAATCGCTGAGATCATATTCAACACGTTGTGATTGCGGAATGAAATCTGGCATTGATAGACGTTCGGAAATTGAAGTCATCAGCGGAATAAGTGAGAAGTCCAGCAAAGTTTGACGCTGTGCCGTCGCGTTGCTGTAAGTCATCGATGAACCGGTCTCTGCGTCCACGTAATACGCCGGGATGCCCAAAGCCCTTGCCAATTCAGTGGCCACGTATGAACGGGCTTGATTGAGCTGCAACTTCTCAGGATCAAAGCCAACGGCTTCCATCGTGACATCAGCATTGAGAAATGCGGTGCTGCGATTGCGACGTGCACTTGACCATGAATCAAGAAGCTTT